GACCATGCTTCAATATCAAAGGAATTGCCATCTCCCTTATATTCCATTGCCTCAATCACCACTGGTTTCTTTCTAAATATCATCGTTAGACCCATTCGCTTTCATTGGTGCGCATCATGTGGGCCAGCGTGGTCGCGCGTGTGCCGACTTGCTCCGCCCACTTACTGTTCAGCATTTCTGCTGCGGCTTCATCGTACTTGCCGAGATGAACAGCGCCAATGAATCGTACAAACTTCGATAACCGTTCCCTACCTAAATTAAACGCCATGCTAATCAACACCAGTTGCCGTGGCCGGCTGAGCTGCTCATAGCAGGAGAAGCAATGCAGCACGTCCTGCATGGCATCCGCCACATCACGGTAAAAGAACATGCGGCTTTCCTCTGCCGAGATGCCCTTGTCCGTGAGATTCCGGCCAATGCCAATGGTGATCTTGCCGACACTATCAACGTAGGGGGTGAGTCGCTCGCCTTCCTGATGCCGCAACATATCCTCTACGTCGCTCATCGTCCCCTCGCATCCGGGTTATAGGTGGCCGCGAGGCGTTCCACCGCGTTGAGCCGCGCATCCAGCCGCACCATGGCCTCTAGGGTGGGTGACACCTGGCTGAGCAGATTGTCGATACGGCTGTTCAGGGCCTCGCAGATCGCCAGGATCTCATGCGGCGGCACACTCGTTTCGCCCTGGTACCGTACTTTGATCTGGTCAATCTTCTGGGCTAAGGGGATGGACATAGGCGCCTCCTACTGCTTGCCGGTGACGGTGATGGAGACTTCGCTGGAGAGGGCGCTGATATTCGTGTCCACATCGCACGCAGCAATTTTATAATAATAGGTGCCGGCGGTATAGAGCTTGCTGTCGAAGTATTGCGTCATGGGACTTCGTGCCGCTGCTGCACTGGCCGCCGTAATGGTGAAGAGTGGCACGGCGCTATAGGTGCCCGAGACCAGGCTGCGATAGCCATGATAGCAGGCGAAATCGGCATCAGTATTGGGAGACCAGATCAAGACCGCCCATGTAGGTCCGGTAAATGCCGCCATATGCAGGCCGGTTGGAGCGTTCGGCGGAGGATTGCCAAAAAGTTCTGCCGCCCCCACGTCCCATTGTGCCCCCGTGGGACGGGTGATGCCAAAGAGATCCGTCGTATAGACGCTCGTAAGGTAGGCCGGGCTGATGCCCGCATCGATGGCGGCAGTGGCCGCTTCGGTGAGCCGAAAGTTGTTGTTGGGATAGACCGCATTGGCGGCAAAGGCGAGATTGGTCGTCCCACCGACGTTGTTGGAGACGGTTGCCCCTGTCGTAGTCCCTGCGATCGTCTCGCCGCTCAATGCGTTATAGATCAAATTATTGACAAGATAGACATCTGACGAGGGTGTAAACACGTTCCCAACATTAAAGAAGATGCCTCGCTGCGTCCCGCCTGCCACGCACGTATTGTTCGCAATGATTGTATCGCTTAATGTGCCACCTGGCGGACTGGAGCCCACTTGGATACAGGCATAAGCTCCCCAGTCCATCCCAACCTCATTCACATTCATGATGTTGTTATAGACGCGAGTGGTCGAGCCGCTCACGCCGAACATCTGAAGGAAAATAGCGGCATTGCTGACATTCTCAAAGTAGTTATTATAGATGCGGTTGTATGTGGTTCCGTTCGCTCCGGTCTGTATCGCATCTTGGTGTTCACCTCCTGTATAGGAGGCATCGTAATATCCAATGATGGTGTTGTCGTGAATATCGGTGTTGGAAAAAAACTTGATCCCATCGAGACCAAGTCCTGCTGTATGCTTGTGCACAATGCGAATGATATTGTGATGCAGAGAGTTGATGCCATAGCCGGTCGTCGGGCCGGTTTCCCCAAAGTGTGTCACCGCTGCTGCATTCGGGGTAAAGTTAATCATTGGGGTAATGTCAGCATAGGATAATTCGTAGTAGCCACCATAGCCGTGCCAGACTCCAGCCGTGCTCGTAAAATACTTCATGCTGATGTGCTTGTCGGTCGCGCCCAGCGCATAGAAGAAGTGCGAATAGGTGCTATCCACCATCATCTTGCGTTGACCGGAGACTTCACCTGTGATGTTCATATACCGGACATTGGTGCCCAGGATGAATGCTTGCTCAGCAGTAGATCCGCTGCGCGTGAATGTCACTGTGCCGGTATGTCCAGCATCTTGTCCGACGGCATAAGTAATAGGATTTCCAGCGGTCCCGCTCGCGGGTACCCAATTCGCTGGCCACGAGTATGTTTTCCCTGATGCTCCGCCACTGATGTAAACGGTATCGCCAGCGCTTAATCCTGCAATCGACGCTGCGCCCGTCCAGGCATTCGCCCAGGAGGTGCCATTGTTCGAGCCAGTCGCCGTATTATCGACATACCAGAGCGTGGCCCAGGAGGGAGAAGCCAGGACCAGCAGGAGAGCCAACACGAATAGGGTGCGCTTCATTCATCCACCTCCATCCAGCCATTTAACGTACCATTGGAAGACGTGACAGACATATCTCCTGCTTCAAAATTATCTATCTGTACATTACTGGTAAGGCCCGCAGCGGTGTACAGGTGAATCCCTGGTGTGCCCGACGTAATTTTGGACCCAGAGGCACTATCGTCATAGACCAGTTTGGAGACATCGTTAATGTAGATTGTGAGGACGTACCCAACTACGGTACATTTCATGACATCGGTTGTCACCACCGTTTGGTCAGCACCGGTCGTTGCTAATGAGGCCAATACTCCCGCATTATAACGATTGATTTTGAGTTGTACCGTCGCACCCAATGGACCGAACAGAACACACTCATACTCAGTGCGGGCTGCCGTGGTCCCTCGAAGCAGCAGTCCCGGATTGCGCGTGTTAGCTGTGAGCGCCGCAATGATCGATGTTTTGGCATATTGATCGTTAGGGAAGGTCGTCCCCGTATAGAGTGATAGAGACCCTGTTCCGCCTACGGCATTCGGCTGTACTTGATTCGTAACTATGGCTGGATTGGCGAATCCTGCAATGGTCGTCCAGTTAGCCCCAAGGGTGCCGTCAGCACGGTTAAAATCATCAGTTGCAAGGACCGCTGCATACCCCACACCCACCCCCGGCCCCATCAGTCCCAGCGCCAGCAGCCCAATCAATAAGAGTCGTCGCATGGTTATCATCAGTTCACCGTTGAGCTAGGACTTAATGGTTTATACCGCAGCAGATGTTTCCAGGTGCCGGTGGTAGAACCCACGCCAATGACGACCTTGAGCGTGCCGTCCTTCACGATAATGTGGTTCTGTGCGACCAGGCCCAGATGCAACCCGCCGTTGGCCGCCGTGACAATCACCGGCGCCGTCGAGAGTGCCGTGGGTTGAATCAGCACCGTCGTCCCAGCGGTCGCACTGGCCAGGGTCGCTGTCGCCCCCGTAATGGTCGTCGCCGTGCCCACCGTCGGGACTGATTGCCATTGTAAGGTTGAGGCGGTCGCATCGTTCGCCGTGACACAGACCGAGAGCAGTTCCAATATCTGGATCGGCCCGCCCGTGATAGTAAAGATGATCGTCCCGTTGACCATCGTCGCGGTTCGGCTTTCCACCGCCCGTTCCGCAATGGAAAAGGCTGGCCCACCGGCAGCGGGAGTGAGCGAGCCTACGATCTGCGCCGACGCCACGGAGGGGAGGCCCAAGGCTAAGACCACAATGGCTGTCAAGAATGGTTTCATCATTGCTCCTTTAGTACATGGCCTTCGTAGAGCCGGTGGCCGCATTCCCGGTCGTGGTGGTCCCTGAGGCGATCACGCCATAATAGGAATACGGAGAGGTAAAACCTGGACATACTCCCACAATGGCCTTCGTTGTCGATTGCGTCCCTGAGAGCGTCAGCGTACAGAGCAAGACCGAATCGTCCGGGGTCATGGAGGACGAACTGCTTCCATAGATTTTCTGTGTTTGTGTGACCGTCGCCCCACTCGTCGTACTGACGACAGTCCCCTCAAACACTTTCATGCCCGTGGGCACAAGCTGCACCGAGGCGAAGGTGCACGAACTGGTACAGTCTGCCGCGACCAACAGCCCCGTGGCAATCGTCGTCTGCCGCACCACGCCGCCAAAGGTCATCAGGCCATTGTTCGTCGCGTCCTTGCCGACGTTGGCTGTGTCGTCTTTGACACGCAATTGTCCTGACAAGTCGAAGCTGAAACTGCCTGCCGAGCCTTCGGTATAGGTTGGGTCGGCAGCGGTGGCGGAACCTGGGACGCTCGGATTGACGCGCAGCAATCCGTTGATATCGCAATCCAAGTGGCCCATCGAATCTCCGTTGGCGTATATATTCGTGGTGCTATACGCCCGGCATTGGGCCTGTGCCTGATCGGGGAGCCACCAGGCCATGAGGGCCAGCAGCAGGAAGAGTGGGGTGTAGCGCGTCATTCGTCTCATGTTATACTCCTTTTGTGTGTCTCTCGCCAATCATCCTAATCGGCTATCTCCTCACGATGCAAACCTCGTGGCACCAGACGACCACGATGGATGCGCCCATGCTCGAAGTGCAAACCTGCGAGACGGGCCTCGGAGCCGCTGCGCACGTATCCGCCTCAGGACTCGCCGGACTCGTTGGGCAATACGGTCGTCAATGGACGCACGGGGACTGGTCATTCACCCTCCAACCGAAAGCGGGCCTCTCGCATGCCATGCAGCCGGTGTATGAGCTGCCTGCGCAGACCCAATTCCAGCTTGGCGCGGGCCTGCTCGTCGGCTATCAGTCCTGGCGCATCGGGCTGGAATATCAGCACCTCTCCAACGCTGGCCTGGCCCAGCCGAATATTGGGCTTGATCTCCTTGCCATTCAGTCTGGATGGGCATTCTAGAGTTCCGCATCGGCGGACCACTGCACGCGATGTACATCACTAACCGTGTTGGTCGCATTGGGTGCGAATGTAATAAACAAACCTCGCTCGGTTGTGGCAATACCAGTCGTGTTGTCATCAGCGGCGTCGGTTGTATTTCTTGCTTGAGCGTTTGCTGCTCCAGGATTGTACGTAGTGACGGAGGTTGGCGCTACGCGCATTCTTGATTGAAATGTCACCGGTATACTTACCTGTGTCGTACCCGTAAACGGTGCAAGCAATACATCTGCTCCAGCGTCTCCCGCGTTCTGCGCTGGTGCTGTCGCATAGGGAAACGATTTTTGATAGTACCGAATGCACAACGCCAGCTCCTCTTGAAACGACCGGAACTGAATCGGCGTGGCCACGCTGCCAAGCTCCAGCTTGACACCCATGATGCGGAAGAAGTTCGTGTTGAGGTCCATGGCATTGACTTGATTGGCGGTCGCATAGAAATTTCCTGTCTGCCAGGCGTTCGCCGTCGTGTGAAAGGTGGACCCCGCCGCAATCACAAACGCTATCTCCAATCCTGCCCCGGTCGTATAATCCCACGTACCTAATCCCGGTGAGGCTGTGACCGTGACCGTTTTATATTCCCAGAAGTTCGGGGTTGTGATGGTATACTCGGCCACATACGAGCGATCAGGTGTTGCGCTTGCATTGTTTCTGAATGCCATGCAATGCACGCCCGTTTTGCTCGACATCGCCCAGAAACTTACTGTAAATTGCCTCCCTGCAAAATGTTTCCAATTATGTCCCTCAATGCGTTGCGAGATGACATAGAGATCACCAACAGCAATCGCCGCATCAGCGGTCGTGACGCTGACCTCCAATGAATAATTAAACTGACCGAACCCAAGGCCAAATCCTGGAGTGTTGGTAGACCGTTGTACCGTCACCACGCCAGCCCCGGATTGCCCCCATCGCCACCGATCTGCGGTATACGTCCCATTCGCAGCGGCGGCAAACGTGGTCCCCCGCTGCCAGACCTCCATATTGCCGTTGATGATGGGATTCTGTTGGGCGCGTGGCCCCCAGGAAATGAAGTTCGTAGCTGAAGGGTCGTAGGTCGGAACAAACCCTGTCGTGGCAGGAGGAGCTAGACGCGCCAACGTATTATCGGAGGCTCCGATGAGTAAATCTCCCTTGGCATCCACTAGCGTATTTTCGCTGTAGACCAAGAGGTTCGTGCGTGCCCCGGCTGCCGTCGTGGCTCCGGTCCCGCCATCGGCAATCGCCACAGGACTGGACAGCGGCCCTGCATTCGTGGGCGTCGCCCAGTCAATGCCACCCCCGCTCTTGCCACGGGCAAACCTGCCCACCTCCGGCACGTCGATGCCCTGATCCACCAAGGCCGAGGATTTCGGCAGGAAGAACCCCCGATGTAGCGTTTCCCGGACCTGCTGAATCTGCATGGCCAACTTATCCAGATCCGCTTCAATCAGCTCCGCATTATAGGTGTTACTGACATGGTCGCTGAGTTGCGAGCCTGGCTGCTTGCGCAGGCGCGTGACGGTGGTGGCGTTGGCAGGGGCCGAGATGAACGTGACATTGCCGCCGCCGCTGTTGCCGATGCCATCCACGGTGTAGTCGGTGTCTACGGTCTTGACCACCAGATCGACCAGGACTTCGATATCCTCTTTCCTAGCAATCTCAAAGGTGTAGGCGAACACCGTGGTACTGCCGTTGGCAGTGGAGCGGTTCGCAGCGGGATCGACTTCGTTCAGCATAACGTCCTCCTAGTGCACAGTCTGGAATTTCTGCATCGCCTTATCGCGTTCATCCTGAATATGGGTGCGGAGTTCAGGGAAGTCAAACCCATAGGTCCTGCTCAAGTCGCCATCACTCAGGATGTGCCGCGCCATATCACGATAGCGGCTCACCCACGTTTGAATCAGTACCTTCTTGCCCCCGTCCTTGCCATCAGATGAGCGTTGATAAAGGTCGCTCCGCATCAGATCTTCTAGGCGTTGGCGCAAGGTCAGATCGCCAATGATGGGTTGTGCGCCTTGCAGGACCACATAGGCATCATACTCCTGCGGATTCAAAGGCACCCCGTCAATGTTCTTGCCTGGCATCCCCACGGGGATTTCGAGTCGTGCCAATTCCTGCGCCACGGCATCGAGTTTCTTCGTCGTGGTATAGATGGGACTGATGAGGTCAGGCCCAAGGCCCCCTTCCAGCATAATAGGTTCCCCCCAGAGATTACGCCGAGGAGGCAACGTATCAGACAAGCCTGGGATTCTCGCCTTGAACGCATCAAGAATGGAATTGACTTCACGCATCGTCGGATCATCGAACCGTGTGAGTTGGGCCAACCCAGTCGAGAACGGCAGAATGGTGGGCAATTCCTGCTCAAGGAATCCCTTAACTACATTCAAGTCCTGTGAGGCCACGGCATTCAGCGTGCCCGCCAGTCCTTTCACGAAGGTCTTTTGACTGATATTCCGTGAGAGGGCCACCACCAAGGCCGCCGCCAGTTGTTCCGCATCCAGCTCAGGCAGTTGGCCCATCAGATCAGCAGCGTCAGAGGCAAAGGAGAGGAAGTCGGCAATGGGAGAAATCCGCCCATACTTGTAGTAGGTGTCACCCACCTTAATCGAATACGGTTGCCAGCCCGTCATCATCATTTCAGCGCGTAAGGACTTATCCTTTGGCCCCCCACCCGTCAGGATGCCTTCTGAAGCCAGCATGCCCATATAGGCCATCGTCATCGACCCCAAGCTAATCTTGGCCAAGGCCAAGGCGCGGCGTGAGCCGCCTGCGGCAATCTCGTCCCGTACCGCCCGCGAGGCAAAGGCCAAGGGGGTGCGTTCGCCTGAGTACTTGAAGATGTTGGTGGGGGTGCGGACGAACGGCAGTACCAAGCGTCCCACTGGCGTATTGGCCAAGGCTTGGACCTTCTGCCCCGTCTCGCCCAATTCTCGCGTGAACGTCACATAGGAGGCATACTCCTTCGCCGCCTCATCAATCGCTTCTGGGGGACTCGCCAAGATCCGATCTTCAATCTCGCGCATCCGCGTGCGGGCCGTTTGGCCATCAAGTCCTGCTTCAGTCACAGCCTTAAAAGATTCGCGCTTCGCTAAGGCCCGCAGTTCTGCCCGATAGGCAATGGCCTTGAAGTAGTCATCGGCGGCAAGCAAGGTCCGACCAGGGAGCCGAATCATGGTCCCAAGAAAATCTATCGCTCGCCCAGGTACGCCGGTCAGTTCCAGCGCATCAGCCGTAATCGCACGGGGATGCACTTCAAGTGGGCCATGCCCGATCTGCGATTCATCTTCCTTAAACGCCTTCCAGGCTAACCGCCAGGCATCACCTTGCGCTTCGAGAATGCCACCGAGCATCGCCCCTGCTTCTGAGGGACGGACTTCCTTGCTATACATCGCGGCGAGTTGGCGCTCAGGGATGCCCCAGGCAATCGTGGCGGCATTGCTCAAGATGTTGGTCGCATGGGTGGCGGGGCCAGAGAGCAAGCCGTTAATCCAGTATTCAATGAACATATCCCACTTCGATGGCTTCGAGAGCACCTTCGCTGCCGCCACAAACTCTTCAGGCGTTTTCATGCCCGTCAACACTTGCAGGAGTTTCTCTTTCGTCAAGGCCGGTGCGCCCGTCTTGGCAAGTGTCTCCTGTTCCTTAAAGAACTCCAGCCATTGGTTGATATAGGGGTCGCTGATGCGAACGCGCTCCTTGGTCTCCGAGGGAATCATCCCGCCCGTCGGACGGTCTTTACTCAACAATCGCTGGGTGCGTCCTGATTCGGCATAGGCACCCGCAATCGAGGTGACGCCTTGATCGACCTTCGGAAGCTGCGCAAGCAGCGCGAGAAAGGCTTGTTGATCGCCAGGGTTCTCTGAGACCCATTGTGAGAGTTTCCGCACAGGTTCAGCCAAGTCCTTAAACATGCGCTTCGCGGCCACCACATCGGAGTCTTTGAGAATGGTCCCTGGCGTGAGATTCAAAAACGCCTCCAGTTGCAAGGCGTCAGGACTGATCGAATCGCTCGTCACTTGCACATCAGACCGCACGCCTCGTCGTTGCTTCGAGAGCCGTTCGCTAAAGGTGGTGAGTCGGTCGTCAAACGCTTTCTGATGTTCGTCAATCTGAATGGCTTGGTCCCACGTCACAGGCGTTTCCACGCCACCGCCAGGCAACTTCTCTTTGGTCTTCCCGCCAACTGGCAGTGAGCCACGTTCAGACTTGAGTGATTCCACTGCCTTTTCAAACTCCTTGGCAATGGTTGGCCCTAGCGCCTTCCCGGCAACCTTGCCACCCTTGATAGCCATGCCCACCATTGGCAACGCAGCCAGTGCCGTTTCAATCCCTGCGGTCGTGTCAGACTCGCTCTTTCCAGGCAAGCCCGCCAGAAACTCCACCATGCCTTGACTGAGGGCGGCGGCCCCTTCCTCATCCAAACCTATCGCCCGCCCCGCCACCTCCACGCCTGGGGCAATGGCTTCTGCCACAGATCGACCCGCCTTGCCCACTTCGGCTAACGCGGCTTCCCCAGTGCTAATCTTGGCGAGATGCTCTTGATACTGTTGGCGAATGGCTTGCACTTCAGGGAGTTCGACGGTTTTTTCTTTCCTGGTTTTTTGACCCGCGAGTATCGCGTCAATCTCCTCATTGCTGCGTGTCCCTCCAGGAAGGTCAGGCGTGGGTTCCTTCGGCGGAATCTGTGCCTCCAACTTGATTGGCACATCATTCAACTGCGCCGATTGCCAGAGGTCCGTCATCTGACGGGTGTGCAGGTAGCGATCTTCGAGATGGTCTTGCTCAGGCATCTACTCTCCCATCACGCCAGGGGTTTTCCTGGCCTTCGGTGGTGCTTTCTTCCCCAACAAGCGTTCAAAGAATCCTGGCTCTGGCGGTGGCGGCAACGCCTTCAAGGCATCACTCACAATCTTCTTGCCACGATCTCCCTGGCTCATCACGGCCTTGCTCACAATGCCAAGCTGCGCACTGGCGGCGAACTTCGCATCATCCAGCAAGAGCTGATCGACTTTCGAGATGCCTTGCTGTTTCTCGACTATTGGCTTAAACCGTGTTTCGGCATCGTGCATCACGTCCCACGGATTCGCATTCTTGTCCTGTTCCATCCGTCGATAGTAATACTCACTCGCGGCAGCCGAGGCTTGCTCCCCCACCGCACTGAAGCCCGTGAGTTTGTTGGCCGATTGCATCACTTGCTGGAGATTCGCATGGGCCTGGGCAATCGCACTGTTCTTGGGCGTGTTTGTGGCGCTCTCTTTATGCTCCTGAATGCCACGGACAATGCCCATGAGGTGGATAAATTCATCCTTGAGCAGATGGCCTTGCACATAATCAGCCTGTAACCCATCGGCTAAGGCAGGATTGAAGGGACTATTATCATATTTCATCGCACTCAATCGCGTCTCAATCTGTGTCGCTAATCCACGTTGATAGCGCGACATATCTGGCACTTTCGTCAACGTCTCTTGGAGCGACAGCATCTTGGTCACATCGTCCCCATCCACCTGCCGTGACCGGACCATCTCCGATAAGCCAGGCGGCAATGGTTGCCCGTTGATGATGGCCGCCTGAATCGCACTTTTGTTGGCCTCTTGTTGCTCTTTGAGCTGCTTATCGAGTTGCTTCTGATTCGTGTCGGCCTGCGCCTGTTGCGCATGCAGGGTGTTGACAGCCAGATTGACATAGACATTGCGCTTCTCGGAATCCATGCCCGCAATGTTCTCACCCCCCTCTAACGGATGATTCACCAGATCAAGCAATTCCTGTGGCCGTGATTGCGCGTAGATACTCCAGTAGCGATCCTGTGACGCCTCGGCCCGCTTCCTGGCGTCCGTCTCTTTGAGCAGTCCCCCACGGACCATGCCAGACCGAAGATCGTTCAAGAGCATGAGATGCTGTGCCGCCTTCATGGGGTCTGGCTCCAGTGCTGCCCGTTCCGTCAGCTTTGTTTCGGTCTGGCTGAAATCCGCCACCGCCTTATCCGCTCGTTGCACTTGCGCTTGATGCGCGACTTCCAGGTAATCTTTGGCATTCGCTCCCGCCACATGCGCCTGAAAGGCTTTCTTCGTGTGGGCACTCAGCGACGGACGTTCTGCAAAGAGCTTACTCTGCAAGGCCGCTGCGCCATCCTGGAAGAGTCCAAGATGCTTCGTGGTGTCAGGCTCTTGCAGTACCTTCGCCTTGACGGCCCCAATGGCGATTTCGTGATCGGCAGCCAGGTTGGCCAGGTCGAGTTTGTCTTGCTCGGCCTGAATCTTCTGCCCCACCTCTTGGAGCTTATTCCCAAACTCCGACAGTTGCCCAAAGGCTTGATGGCCAAAGGCGTCCGGTGAGACGGCGGGCAGGTTTAGAATGCCGTTTTTGCCTTGTGCAGTATAGGTGTCTATTTTAGGCATGCTTGCACAATCCTCTATCTCGGCTGTAGACTACCGTATCAACAAGGAGGTGTCCCATGCGTCCACTCCTCTGGTTTCTCCTCGGTCTGCTCGTCGCCCTCAGTGGCCAATCCTTTGCCGAAGGGTGGGTCAACGAGTACGGGAACAGTCTCGACTATCAGCGCGGCTACGGGTCACAGCCAGGACAGCCGAGCTATCGTGGCTCCAACGGGACGATGCAGTATCCGCCGTCCGCGCCAGCCATCAAACATCCGTGTTAGCCTGTTCCCGTCGGTTTCGACTGGAATTGTCCCGCTGCCTTTAAGGTGCCCCCCAGGATCTCAAACGGGATCTGCCGGCGCGTCATGCGGGACTGGAAGCGTTTGACCGATTGGCCAATCTCACCTTGCCGCCGGATACTCAACGCCTCGATCTCGGTCTGCCTCACCCGATCCAGTTCATGGAGCAACGGACTCCCTGACGTGATCGCCACCCCGCTCGACGCTCCTGCGGCAATGCCCTGCCCCAGCAGGAGCCGATTCGTTCGCCGTTGCTGGCGCTCATCGAACGCCGCTTGCTCGGCAATGCTGCGGCCTTCCGCGTCCAATGCCTTCGCATTGACATCGAGGGCGGAGACATTGGAGACCGTTTGTAACCCTGTCCCTAGCATCTGTGCTGCTTCAGCCATTAGTCTCTCACCCATTCATAGCGCACGACGTTGCGCCGGTCAGAGAGGAATTGACGGGCTACACCGTCTCGTTCACTGGTAAACCCCAGGACTTCGAGCCAGCGGCCATTATCCCCATTCACCGAAGAGGCTTCGAGCCGGTGCAACTGATGCACCCGAATCATCTCACGGAGAAAGCGTTTCACGGTTTTCGTCATCCACAGGCCGTGCTGTCCGAGTTCATCCGTGACCGTCATCCAGCACGATCCCACGCCAGGCCAGAGGAGGATCACTCCCGCCGCGCCAATCGGTCGGTCCTCGACGCAGGCGGTAAATGACGGCCCCGCCGCCGCTTGCCGAACCAAGGCCGCCACGTCAAGCTGCACCCCGTCCCTATTGAGCAGGCATTGGGCATCCGTGGCCCGAAAGCCGCGTACCGTCGGGGTCATGGTAGCGAGTACGGTCAATCCATCTCTCCTACGGTTAAAGTCCCGAACAGACCGAGGACGGTCCAGGGATAGGGTTGATTTTGTACGAGGGTCACGCGGCCATCCTCATCGACCGTCTGTGTCGAGACCTTGCGAATGCCCGTATAAAGACCTTGGGGGTCCAAGGTCGCCGGAGGATACTGGATCGGTTCGCCATTGATCGTGCCGCCTAAGGTGCGGTGAAACCTGGCAAACAGACTATCCCAGGTCCTTGGGAGTCCATCAATGACTTGCCCTTGGACCGCAGGTTCCATCGTGCGGATCGTCGTCTCATAGTGCAAGCCCACTTCCACCACATCGCTCCCAATTAGCGCAGCGTCGAGCGTGATCTGTCCAGCCGTTACGACTTTCTGCCCCAGATATGATCCGTTCTTCACCACATCGACCGTTGCCGCTTCCAGGTGTGTCAATCCCGTCACCGTGGTCCCCGTCAGGCCGGTTTGCACCACCCCACAATCGGTTTGCATTGCCCCGCGATAGGCCGTTGTGAGGAGTTCGTGGGCTGGCTCAAACATCTCCACGTACCGCTTGAGGGTGCCATTGATATTCCGCCATGCAATCACCCAGACTTGGTCGGGACCGCCCGTGGCATTGGGAATAATGGCCACCGACTCAAACATCCCGATTGTGGTCCGGCGCGTAAAGGCCACCACCTTTTGCTCTGGAAAGAACGTCATGGCGACCAGCTGCCCATCCTCACGCACGACATAGAGGCGCGGATCGAGGCGCTTCTCAAAGGCCACGGGGCCAAGGCGCACCCCGCTCTCCGTGATATGCTCGGCCCCCACGGTCAATTCCACATCGGTCTGCCCATCGCTTTCGAGGTTGAACCCCATCAGCATCACTTTGCGCCGACTGCGATCGATGTAGATCACGGATTGTCTAGCCACAACCGGCTGAATCGGAGCACAGCCGTTCGTCGCCAATCGATCAAGCTGGGGCACGGTATCGCCGCCAATGAGCGCATCGGTGTTGCCGCTGCCCGTCGCTTGGTGCTCTGATCCAGCCGTGCCAATGAACAACGCTTTATTCTTTTCGGTCAGCCATTCGAGCCGATTGACTTGCCGTGAGGCAATAGTGTATTCCACCGCATCTTCAGCGGTCACGCCCAAGGCATAGTTCTCGAAATCGTCAGCCGCTGAACCCCAGAACGTCACGGGCTGCGCCGTCGTCGAGGCTTGGTAGAGTCGCCCTTGGAAAAAATCTCCTGTACGCGGATAGCCATTTGCAACACTCCATGACGCCACTTCGAGCGTCCAGGCACCGGCTGGTGCAGCAGCAGGATTGGCGTCCGTTGTATCCCCCATCTCACTTTCGAGAATCCCGCTCATATTCGTCGTCGAATTAAAGGTCGTGAGACGCACCACGCCGCCGTAAATCTTGACATACTTGCCCGCATCGCCAGATCGAAAGGCGGCGACTCCGGCAACCAGTGTGACTAAGGTGCCAATGGGGGACTTCTTATCGGGATCGAGCGTCGTTTGTGGAGACAGTCTGAGCCTCCACGCCCCAGAGGCGATCGGGACAATCTTGTTCCAGGCGACGCCCACCCCCTGATCGACGGTAAACGCGGTCAGGAGGGTAAAGGTGTCCGCCGTCGGCGTCCCCACAATCTCGCGGATCTGTCCTGCTTGCGCCCCAGCCGTGAGTTGCACGAAATTGCCAATCGCCGCGCCGTGGGCCGTACTCGTCACGGCGGTCCCCACGCTCGTCAACGTGTTGGGGCCTGCGGTAATGGCTTCGGTGAAGGGATCGATAATATCCACGACCACTTCGCTGGTATCAGTGAACGCGGTAATAATGGCGCGGCCTGCGCCTGCAATAATCTGACGCCCGACATCGGCATTGAGAAAAATGGCACTGCCAGCCCGCGCCTGTATGGTGGTGCCGCTCGTCGCTTCGAGCGCCAACGTGTCGCCCAGGTCCGTATCCGCCTCAAAGGAGGGGGGCGGAGAGGGCGCCATGGAGGTCAAGGACCAACTGATATCAGACACCCGCGAGAGCTTGCGCTGTTGATAGGTGGAATGAAAGAGAAAGAGCACATCGGCGGATTGGGTCATATGGATCTCGCGCACGTCTGCCACGACGAATGGCGTCACGACTTCCACATGGACGCCGGTATCGAGCACTGGCGCTTTCGTTTTGTAGATCCGCACGTAGAAATCACCGACTTCGAGCATATAGGCATCATCGACACTAAACTCAAAGGGCCAGAGAATCGTATCCTTCGTGGAGTCCTTGACCTCCTTAATGAAGCGCGTGCCTTCCCAGCGCGTGACGCCGCCTTGCCGCATGACCTTCGCATTCTCGGCGATGCTCACGCCCTCAAAGTAATGCGCGAGGTCAGACGACCCTGCGAGTAAGGGCGAGAGTTCGCCTTTACTGAGTCGGGTCCATCGCAGCCGCGTTTTCGACATCTTATCGGCCCCAGGTCAATTCATCGCTGACGAACGGCTCCGCAGAGCCTTCTTGTCCGTCCACTGCGAGTGCTAACGAGAGCAACGCCTGGCCCTGCTCAAAAAGGGCCATCGACAATTTCGGCTCTTTGCGAATCCCCATCGCTAGTTTGGAGGCGAGCAAGGTCGTGACCGCCTGATAGAACGTCGCGTCCCATTCGTCAGGATTCTCGACGCGACGGATGTATTGAATAAACGCTTGCCCATCGTTCGTGCGGAGCTTCGAACCTTCAACCTTGTAGCTGGACAGGTAGCGCGTGCCCGGCCACCAGAGCAACGAGGTCATCGTCGTGGCAGTCGGCAATCCCCCGGCATACTCTTTCAGCCGCAGCATGTCGGATGGCAGTTCGTAACTGTAGGCGTAGCCAATAGTCGGCGCGGGCACATCTTGCGCCAACTCCACCCACGTCAACGCGAAGTTCCAGAAGTGCGAGCGAAGCAGGCCGTCACGCAGCGCGGGATAGAACGTGAGGCAGTGGTTGCCATTTACGCTCCCGTCGTTAATCGAGGTAATCCGTGTCGCGCCAATCTGCCCAAGCGCATCGTTGTTACAGTCGGTTTCTGTGGCCATGTCTACTCCTCTTAGCCTGAGACGCCGATTTCGCCTTCTCCTTGGATCGACAGAGCAGTCGTCGTGCCTGCCCCTCCCACCAGGAAATCCGCTGCGTCGAATCTCATTATTCCGTACCAATCAAAGTAGGAATTGGCGGCAATTGAGGTGCCGATGCCGACGACTTCCGTGCCTGCCGCGTTGGCCCCAGTTGCACCACGCCAGAGCGAGAACGTGACGGCCCCTGCCGTTTTATTCACGATGCGAATGTGTTTCAGGATGATGAACGGCTGGGTCATGGTGAACCCGACTGGCCCAGCCAGCGAGGTCACGGTCGGATTGAGGATGTTGGTCGTCAGTGTGGTGGTCAACGCAACTGGACCGAAGTTAAAGGTTTTATTCTGTGGCATAGTTTCTCCTTATGCTGCGATCATTTCTGCGTGAACAACGGTATTCGTACCCGAAAATGACGCTCCACCATTGATAGACGCGCCGATAATGCTATTGGCTACTGTAGCATCAAACGCGGATGCGGTAGCCAAGATAATGCCCGTCCCTGACGCACCTGTCGTCGTCAGTCCTGTCGCGGCCAGCGCATGCTGGCATTTGGAATAACCCGCCATGGTAGCGGATGCCCCCCCCACGCGAAAATGACAAGTCACTTCAAAGATTCCCGTGTCCGCAACTGCCGTTCCCACCGCAAACGTAAAGGTGAGCCGTGCGGTATCTGCCGTGCTTCCTGCTGTCCCAAATCGAATGGTAATAACAAATGATGCTGTACCTGCTCCGGTTTTCACCATGTCAAAGAACAGTCGATAGATCGTTTTAGCGGCAACCAATGAAGTAGGGATATTGATGGAAGAGCCGACCAGATACGTATCGGCGGCAAACCCCGTTTGGTTCGCCGTACTGGCGTTACACAAACAGCCCAAGGTTTCGACCGCTCCGGCGTCATTCTTCGATTGGATCTTCTTCGTTAAGGTGTCGCCATAGAGGACGATCTGCCCTGCGGAAGGGGTGGAAGGGGGACTCTGGACATCAAGGAGAATATCAGCCATTAGTTATAAATGCTCAATCGAGCCGTCCCTGCAACTGTCAGGCGTTGCGTGGTGGTGAACTGTTGTCGCTTGACTGCAAGACGAAATGTTCCCGTGGCAATGGTGTATGACCCTGGCGAATACGACCCTCCTGGCGGATCGGTGCCGCCACCCCCTGCTGGTCCTTGCGGTCCTGTCGCACCAGGAGCCCCCTGAAGGCCGTCCTCACCAGGCTCCGCATCGAGAAAGACCGCAGGCCCCATCGGCCCTACGCTGCCGGTCGTGCCTGTGGTCCCATCGAGTCCACGGACACCAGGCACCCCAGGCTGGCCTTCGTCGCCTGGTTCAGCCTCAAGATAGACAGCGGGACCGGTGGGGCCTTGCGACCCTGCTGATCCTGCGACACCATCGACTCCCCGCACCCCTGGTGGGCCAGGTTCGCCGTCAAGCCCGTCGGCTTCCAGGTACGTGGCCACGCCTTGCGGCCCTGCGGCACCCGTCGTGCCAGGAGTTCCCGCGCTACCAGGAGCACCGGGAGGTCCAGGACTCCCGTCTTCGCCAGGTTCGCCGTCGCTAGGTAGTGGAACCCCGGTAGCACGCGCTGCCGTGGAGCGTGTACCAGGAGGATAGGTATGGTCTTGGTGATCGAAGCTCATGTGACCCCGATATAATGCACGACTTGCCCATCCACGGACGCCATGTGAAAGATCGTACTGGCGTCACATACGGGAACGGTAATAGATTCCCCCGCTGTCAGATCGAACCCTGTGCCTGCCGTCACGAGACTATCCCCGACATACACGAGACCGATATTGTCGATGTCTGCCTTGACCGTGATCGAATGGCATCCTTGAGACGGGAGCGCCACGCCCGCCCCCGTATTGGAAACCTCTAGACCGTAGAAGAGTTGACCGGGACGCCCTAACGACATCGTGAGAGCCTAGTACGTCTTGGGAATCGCTCGCCGGAAATCGGCCAGCTCTTTCTTCTTCGCGTCGAGGACGATGTTCAGTCCATCCAATTCCTGCTTGTGCGCGGCGAGCGTATTGGCGTGATCCTTCTGCGTGGCGTCCAAGGCCTCTTCTGCGAGCTTCAGCTTCTCCTTCGTCGCTTTCAACGTCGCCGCCAACGCCGCTTTCTCTGCCGCCGTGTCCTGCTTCGCTTGCTCGACGGACGCACAGCACGCCCCCAACTCCGCCTCCGCATCCTCGCGCTGTTTTGCGAGGGACACCAGTTCCTTCTTCGCGGCCTTCACCGCGCCGTCCTGTTCCTTGAGCAGCCCTTCTGCCTGTTCTGCCGCTTCGACAATCTCGGCACAGCGCAGAATGGCCGGGGCAAAATCCTTCATCGGTTGGAGCATCCGTCGAATCTCTGCGCTGGTCATGCTGCCCTCCTTATACTGTTCCGTCGTCCGTGATCGTGACCCAAGCCCCGTTGCCGGGAGACCCGGCACTCATTTTCCGCTGGACCCGCACCGCAAACACGCCGGAACTCGATTGCTCGGCGTGCGCATTGATCCAGGTGCCATCGGCTCGCTTGGCATAGGCCCGTGTTTCCGCTGCCGCAAAACTGGCAAAGGCTGCCATAATAGACCTCCCTGTGAGAGGGGAGGGTGCCCATCCGGGCGCACCCTCAACCCCCGTAAAGACCTACCCTCTCGGCACGCAGCCGATGGTCCCCTTGACCACGGCGGATGCCGTGGGATTCGACCCGGCCCAGGTAATGAACACGATGGTATCGGACGCGGGACGATACCGCATCCCCGCCGTGAGCAACCCGTTGAACTTGCCCGCTGAGACCACCGAGGTCGCAGCCATGAAGCGGGTCGCACTTCCTGAGTCGCCCAATGCCATCGTGCAGGAACCCCCGCACGCATCGAACGATACGTCCAGCGAAACTACTTCCCAGCCTTCAGGAATCACGCACAGATTCACCGTGTCGGAGGTCGTGTCCGAGCCTACAGTATGGGTAAACGGCACATCTACCCGCCGCCCGCCCTTGTCGCGGGCATCCGCAATATACTTGTTCACATAGACGTTGGTGTACAACGTCGAATTGAGTACAGCCATGATTCACGCTCCTTGTGTCAGTGGCACGGCCCCGATGAGCCGTGCCGTGATAGTGCTTACGAAATGTTAGTTCTCCAACGCTCTCACTTCCACGACTCCGCCTTCCCACACTCGGACTGCGGCCATCATCATGCTGGCTCGTACTTGCATGGGTCGGGATTGCAGGTCCGGCCTGGGGTCCAACTGCGACTTGATTTCCTTCGCAATGGACAGGCCCACGCTGGAGGGATGGAACGCGATGCACTGTCGATAGGACGGCACGGGCAGCATGCGCTGCAAGATCGTGCTCGCATCGTCGGCGATGACATCGGCGATTTCGTACCAGCGGAACCCTTCCCACGCGACCCCATCAATGGTGCCCTTGTCGTGGATCTGGTTCTTCGTGAAGTCGCTGGAACTGGCCTGCGTGATGGCGAGCAAGTCGCGCAACTGCCCAGGGGAGTAGAGGAACGCCCGCTTGCCGTCGTTCGGCACGCCCTTCTTGGAGAGCAGTTCTGCCGCATTGATGATGCGGGCCAGATCGATGGCCGAAGCCGCGCCGATCTGATGTGCCGCGAGCATCGCTTGCGTGCTCGTGGTAATCACGCCGGTCCCTGCCGTCACGGACGCGGTTTGCGCCGTGCCGATCAAGGCATCAATGACGTGCTTATCCGCTCGACGCTGACAGCCCGCGAGAATGGTCCGGGTAAAGCCGTTGGTCGGGTTGACCATACTGCGCAGCGTATTCTCATCCGACACCAACACGGTGAAGTCCGAAGACTGCATCGTGACGGCCCGGCGAGACTGGTTCAGGTTTTGTGCGGCGGTCGGGGCGAACGGGGCTACGACATCGTTGGCAATCCCGTTGCCGAGACGCTCGTGATAGTCGATAGCGGCGGAGACATCGTTGTGCACCATCGCCGGATCGAGCAACCCGCGCACAATCGAGGACATTTGCTGGAACGTCAGAAGCAGGGTGTCGTGAAAACGATACACCCAGGCTTGATCGGCTGTGAAAGACATGAGGAACCTCCGTGTAGAGACTGTGTGAACAGTTCAGATCGCGGAGGGCAGCCTGCGCTATGCAGACCCTCCTACCAGCGTAACGTGCTGGCAGGTTCGTCACCTTTCGGTGATCCCACCGGACCCCACACGGGGGCACCCCGGAGTGTTACGGTTTCATCTTCTCCTTCTCATACTGATGGCGGACTTTCCCCACGAGTTCCTGTGGAGCGCCCGTCACTTTAATAATGTGCTCATTGTTCCATCCCATCTTCACGCCATTCAGGATATACTCCTTTAAGCGTGGATGGTCAACTCGGAGCCCGTCCGTCATCGTGGGACTCTCCACGGCTATCTGGTTCGCAAAAGCGGGTTTCATTGTATCCCCGCAGTTTGCTCCGTATACGATAGCTGCGCATGACCAATGGCCTGGATGTCTGGGTTCACTGCCGTAAATCCTCCGGTTTGGTAGAAATCGACCCGATATCGCTTTTCATCCAATCCTTCGCAGAAGACATGATAGCCCTGCTCGTGTGGCAGACCGTCCAGCGACCCGCCACCGTCATAACAGGTTTTATAGACCACATACCGCCCAATGAAATACTCAAAGCGTGTGCCAATCTGCACATCCGTATATGTCAACTCGAAATCGCCTCGCTTGTTGGCATAAACGAAATGCTTAGGAACCTGCGCATACACGCGATGCTCAGGACCAAGCTGAATGATATCGCCCTCCCGCAGTAATGTACGAATCATAGGACGACCGGCGCGTTGCCGTAGCTTTGTTTATAGAGGTTGTCCACATAGGCCAAGGACTCTTTCGCGCCCTTCTTGAATCCTTCGTAGTGGGGATGTTTAGGATCACTCATCACTTTCGCATATTCATCCCGTGCCGTCTCGCCCGTGATCTCGCCGCCCTTCACCGATAGTTTTTCCATGAAGCTCGAATCCTGCATTGCCAAGGGCGCAATCCGCATGAGCAGAGAGACAAACCGGGCGTTCTCGCCCAGGCCGAGCTTATTGGCGAGTGCGGCTTCCTCATCGGTCTTAAAGATTTCCCCAATCAATCGCGTGGCCAGTTCCTTGCGCTCGTCGAACTTTTCACCGTGTTCCGCTTTGAGTTCCGCCATCACCGTGGCGTGATCGCCTGCAAAGGAGGCGACAGTCCCCCCGAGTGACTCCATATGGAGCGCCATGAGATCGGCGGCCATTTCCTTTGGCACCTGATATTTGTGCATGACACTGGCGAGCTTGCCAGAGAGTTCGTCGGACCACTGCATCCCTGCCGGGAGATTGTCCGGTTTCGCAATCGCGTACTCTTTTGGGTCGGCAATCGGCTTGGGCATCACGCCTGCCTCAATCAGCTTGGCTTTGAGCGCCGTGATCTCTTCTGGCTTGGCGTCTTTACCCGGCAGCGCAATCTTATTGCCTTGCTGCTTGAAGATGTTGGCGTAGCCCTTGATGAGCGACGGCACATCCTTCTCGCTAGCCTTCCCTGCCCAGTCGGAGACGACTGGATCAGCCTTGAGATCGTCGGTCAGAAACGTGCGCCAGTCGGTCGGGGCCGCAGGGGCCGCATTGGTGGTCGTGGTCTCTAACACTCCCGCGTCAGGTGGCATAGGTGCTCTCCTCGGTCAAGGTGTACTTCGTGGGTGATTGGGCTTCGTCAATGTTCTCTAGTATTTCCTGGATCACGGAGCGCCGCCCGTTGTGGAGCGCGAGCGCAATCGGGTCGATGCTGGGGCAGATTTGGCAGTAGACTTCATCCATCAAATGCTGCAAGACGAGCTGCCCCTGCGCGGTGCTGAACGTCACCTGATAGGCCTGTGCAAGCGCAGGATCGAGGCGTCGTTGCCATTTGCGCGAGAGCCAGTTTATGAACGGGCGCGTCATATGCGCTTCCCGTCTTGGATTTCATGCATGCGGCGTGTTGCCTTACTCATTTTGTATGCTCGCTTCCACTCTTCATCGCAATAAATACATAAGGATGTTTTCGGCCATGTCTTGCAGAGTCCTTCTCGGTGTGCGCCGAAATAACCAATCCGAATCTTCGGATTAAGACCAGCAGGCCTCCACGGTGCTGTCATTTCGATGCGCCCCCTTGCAACGCTGTCACCATCTTCGAGGCATCGCCTGCCGCAGCGGCGATCTGGCCCGCTTCCACGAGCTGCTGTTCCTGCTGTTGCTGCGCTTGCCGGGCATCCGCCAAGGCTTGCACTTCCACATCGTTGCGCGTGGCGCGGGCGGGATAGCCACGAATCTCCATAATCATCTGTGCCGATTTCTCGGGGTCCATGCGGTCAAACACCTGTGGGGCAAACTGCGCGAAGGGGAGCAGGTCTTGCACCGTCTGCGTCATCGCTTCCACATCGCCACTGCGTTGCGCACGGGCAATGGGATTCTGAAACGCCGTATCAATCTGGCCATCGGTTTCATAGATCGCCTCTGGCGGGTCACTGAACTCCCCAGCCGCCAGCATCTCGTCAAACACGCCGTCCCAGATTTGCCGAAGAAATTCATGCTCCGAGCGGCCATAAACCGGCCCCATGATCTTGAACAGCAACCCGATCTTCGAGCGCCACTCTTCGGCGGTCATCTCGGATTTGTTCACTTCCATCAGCATGAGGATCTGATCGACAAAGAAGATTTGGCGAATGCTCTTGCGCAATTCCTCTTCCTTGATCTGCGACACTTCTGGGCGCGAGCCGGTTTGATAGGGCTGAATCACGTCTTGAATACTGCGGCCTCGTGTATTGATGACGGTCGGCGTGCCGGGGCGTAAGCGCAAGGTGCCGATCACGGAGTCATGCGCGACCAACGGCGGCGGACTGATCTTGAGCGCCCAATCATCGAGCGCCAGGTGCTTGGCTTGGTTTAGGGTCCAGGTATCGGGGAAGGCGAGATGGCCGCGTCCGCGTCCAAACGTCTCACCCGGCGTTTTCGTATAACGATAGATCGCGCCGGGAAAGCTCCGGTATCCGCTTTCCAAGATTAGATGCTTCGTCTCTTTCTCGACCCAGCACGAGGCCCACGGCATTTTCTGCGCCCCGGCGGCATAACGTTGATCGGCAAGACTGCGCGGATAGATCGCGTGGAGAATCTCAAACGGCTCGTCGGGTTTCTGGTTCTCCATGCACTGGCGCACTTTCTCGGAGACCGCCTGCGTGCCGAAGCGATCCACCAATTGCCGCGCACTCATCATGGTGCAGCGATAGGCCGTATCAATCAGGCCATCCGCCCCTTCCGCCATCACGAACCGTCCCGTCTTCACCGCTTCAAAGCGAAAGCCGCGAAAGCCCTGGACGGTGCGGTTCACGGGCTGCGGGAGTTCTTCACGGAGGAGAAAGCCGGTGCCAAAGCCGACCCAATCAATCTTCGACTCGACCGCTTCGGCATAGAACATACTTTGCGAGAGCCGAGACAACATGCGGTCCCGCGACTCTTCGAGCCATTCGTTGATCGCGTCCTGTGCGCCCTTACGCGGATGGCGCATCGACATCGCCCCCCAGAGTTGCGCGGGGTTGATGACTTGCCCAGCCACAAAATGCGCGCAGAGTTCGGCGGCCATTGTGGAGGTGGAGTCATAGACCTGTCGGGTTTGTTTGTCGCCGGGAACGCGCTGCGTCAGGATGCCGCTGCGGGAGGGGGCCAAGTACGGGGCCATCTCGTCGCAATAGCGGAAGTGCGTGGCGGCGTCGTTCCAGAGCCGCTCGTACCGGGCACCAATCGCTTTCGCGTCAGCCGGCATCATGCACCTCAATCACTTCATCGCCATGAATATACGTAATGTCGAGAAGCGGGGAATCGGGTCGGACTTGAAACACGGTATGCTGGGTCGCCGTGCGATGGGCAAGAAGCGCAGCGAGGGTGGTCGATGGCGTCTCCGTCCACTCACATTCCATACATCGTGTGCCCATGCTAACTCCTCGCTTTCGCGTCAGCTCCCAAGTGCGGTGCGCGATGATCGTGACGGGTACTCTTGACGCTACGCATACCTACGAACCATAAGTGGGTTTCAACTCTGAGGGTTGGGAGAGGATGGTGCTTTGAAACCCCCGCGCACGAGACCGGCGCTGGGCGGCTTCGGCGGTGGCCGTCTGGACGGCTTTCGTCTCAGGAGACGGCGCCGACCCGGCTTCGGGCGGCGACGGGGTCTTGAACAGCCCCGACACGGTCTTGAGCACCCCCTTGGTGCCCTTCCCTTTATTAAACGCTTGATCAATGACCACGGGAACCGCAGCAGCCATAGGGTCTCCTTTATCTGAATGTCGCGAGATTGTCAAGCGACCCGACTGTTTCGACTTTCATCTCGCCCGCCTCTGGAATCGCCATGAGGTCGCCGCCGAGGAGCCAGCCCGCGAGATTCGCAAACGCATCCCCCACGTCCGCCCACGGACTGTTTGGTTTCTCTGCCCCCGTGCGATCGACTTGGCCTGTCGTCTTCGAGGTCGGATAGTACCAGCGGCCCGCGAGAGCCTGGACGAGCAACGCGGTGTCGGGGCTGTCAAGAATGCGGAGCGGGATCAGCCCGCGCTCATGGCGGGGGGCGAGGACGCGCAGGACCGCCTCCCGTCTGGGGGGCCAGCGCACGGGGCCGCGCACGATGCGTCCGCCCAATTTGGCGAGGATCATTTTCTCCGCGCTCTCCGTAATCGTGGATTGGCCCGGCGTGGCCATATTGGGATCGATGATATGCACGAGGTCGATGCCGTGATTCTGGATCACCCAGGGGGCGTGTTCCATCAGCCAGGGGTAAATCTGTTGTTCGATTAATTCCAGCACGCCGACGTGGAGTTCGTTCATCGCCGCATAGAGTTGGATTTGCTGTTGATGGTTCTGGCCGATGACACAGGAGGGACTGTGTCCGCCGTCCCAGCCGAGGCCCAGCAAGAGATTCGGCGAGGGACGCAGCGGCTGCGTCGTCACATGCACGGCAGCGTCAAAGCCTTCGGCGACCGCCTGCCCTTGCTCCGCCATGATCCATTCCCCATCGGCCAAGCGTTTTTGGAGCGTGGGCGAATAGGCAAACACGGCGCGATTCGCCGCTTGCTGCTCGGGCGTCATCCGATCCGTCTGCGGGACTTGAATCGCCTGAAGGCGTGAGAGGGTGGGGAATTTGAGCCAGCGTTGGTAGGGCCAGGTGTCGGGGCCGCCCGGATTCGTCGCCGCCACCGCGAGCCGATGGCGCGTCGGCAAGCGCAACGTCGAGGAGCGTGCGAGATCCCATTGCTGTTCGGTAATGCCAGTCCCGTCCGTCATCGACGCCACGAGTTCTTCGCCCAAGACCAGATTCACTTCGATGCGTAACCGCTGATTCGCTTCGTCGTCCTTACAGCCGATGAAGTCGCCTAAGACCAATTCCTTGCCGGCCAGCGTACACACGGCGCGGCGGGAATCGTCGCGCAACTTCCAGAACCCGCCCCACATCGGCAACTGCAACGAGCGTCCCGTCTTCGTCGCGGCACTGAGCAAACTATCATGGAGCCAGGCCACGAGGAGCGGCCCAGGGAATCCGGCCCGCCAGGCCCACTCCGCTTCGATCATCGTGATCGCCGCCAAGGCGTGCGTCTTGCCCGTATTGCGCGGACCATGCACCAGCACTTCGGCATCCTGCTCCCCACAGACGGCGGTGGCAATCGCCACCGAGGCTTGGGGGGCAAACACCACGGGCCACACGGTATCGGGACAATCCCCCAGGGCGAGGTAGGTGAGAATCTGATGCAGGGCTTCGTCCACCACCGGCCCCGTCCCGAGCTGGTGCCGTCCCACCAGGACAATCGACCGCCCCTCGCTATCCAGGCCGTCGCACCCAGGGAGGGG